GATGCTATTAAAAGTACAAGCAGCATCTGCATTCGCTGATGGTATTAATGGTATTATGGGAATGGGAGATGCATTCAGTAATTTAAAAAAGATATTACTTGCAAATCCTATAATGCTAATTGCTACTATTGTAATTTCAATAGGTGCAGCAATGTTTGCTTTAAAAGATAAGGTAAAAATAATTGGAGATGCATTTGATTTTGTAGGGAAGATTATTGGTATAGTTGTTCAAGGATTTAAAGACCTTACCGATTTTATGGGATTAACATCCAATGCATCGGATGACTTAGCAGCAACACAAATAGCCAATGCTAAAAAGACTGGAGATGCAATTGTATCGAGATATGACAGAGAGATAGAAAGAGCAGCAGCAGCAGGTAAAAATACATTAGATTTAGAAAAGAAAAAGCAGTTAGCAATAATTGAAACACTTAGACTTGAAGCAATAGCGATTGTCACAGCAGCAAGAGCGAGAGGAGGATTTACAGATGAAGAGAATAAACGATTTACAGAACTGATTGCATTAACACAAAAAGCAGCAGATGCAGTTGTAATTATTGATATTAAAAAGAATAAGCAGATACAGGATAATAATATAAAAGCAGGGGAAGATGCTAAGAAGCTATTAGATAAAGAATTAGAAGAAAGTAAAGCAAGAGCAGCACAGTCAAGAAAAGACATTGAAGAGCTTCATAATATAAAAAAGGGTTTTTCTAATTTAGAAGAGCAGGATAGATTAGAAAAACAAGCAAAAGCAGATGCAGATAATGAAGCTGAAACACAAAAGATACTTAGCAGATTAGCATCAAGAAATGAACTAATTAAATTTCAGAATGATCAAACATATGCAGGTCAGTTAGAGAATCTACAGATACAAATGAATGCTGAGTTGAAATTGGTTGAAGATGATGAAGCAGCTAAGTTCTTAATAAGAGAAAAATATGCACAGAAAACTAAGGATTTAAATTTACAGATTGCAAATGCATCTTTAGATATTGCACAGCAAAGTAATAATGCAATGCAAGGATTATCTGATCTTTTCTTTTCAGTTAAGATGGCTAACATGGAGAAAGGTAGTGCAGCAGAATTGAAAGCAGCAAAGCAACAGTTTAAGGTTAATAAAGCATTAGCCATAACGAATGGTATCATATCAACCATACAAGGTGTAATTAATGCCCTTACTGCTCAATCATCATTACCTGAGCCATATGCAACAATATTAAGGGTAGTAAGTGCAGTCAGTGTAGCAGCAGCAGGAGCAGCGAATGTAGCTAAGATATCTGCACAGCAATTTAATCCAGGTGCTACAAGTGGTGGCGGTGGTGCTACAGCATCATTAGGATCAGCAGGGGGTGGTGTAGCATTAGAACCTCCAAGTTCGGGAAGTACTCAATTGAATGCAGATGGAACAATTAAGTCGGCTATAGGTAATGCTCAACCAACAATCAAAGCGGTAGTAGTTGAGACAGACATTACCACATCTCAGAAGCGAGTGAACACAATTGAAGAAAGAGCAAGTTTATAATACACAAACAATAGAATACTTATACTTATTAATATGGATAAAGATTTACCGATTTACAGAATGGTTATTGATCCCGACAAAGAAGATTCGGGTGTAGATTATATCGCCTTAGTTGATTCACCTGCTATACAAGTTAATTGGTTTGCATTTGACCACAAAGAGCAGTTTGCAATTAACCAGGAACGAAAGATTATTGTATCACCTGCAATGATTCCCGACTTACCAATCTATCGCAGAAACGAGAAGATGGGTGAGTTCTATGTGATCTTCGACAAAGAGCAGATTAATATCATGCAGGAGAAGTTCATGAGTAAGAACTATATCAACAATGTAAACGAGATGCATGATGGTTCTAAGAAGTTAGATGGTATCATCATGAAGAATTCATGGGTATCAGATGCATCAATGGGAATCAAAGCACCTGAGATGTTTAACGATCTGCCTGATGGTACATGGTTTATATCTTACAAGTTCCAGGATGATGAGATGTGGAATGAGTTTGTAAAGAGCGGTAATTTCAAAGGGGTATCAGTTGAGGGTATGTTTGATTTAGTTCCATATAAGGAAACTTTTGAAGATCAATTCTTAAAAATACTAAATCAGATTACACAATACTAAATTTAACTATACTTATATATAAAAAACAACATGAACCTAAAAGAAGGAATCGAAAAATTGAAAGGTCTTATTGAGAAATTCAATGTAGAACCTATTGCAACAGAGCAATCTTTTACAGAAGCTAAGTTAATGGATGGTGTAACTATCGTTCAGTATGATGCTGAGGAATTAGAACAAGGTATACCGGTTAATGTAGTAACACCTGATGGAATCCTTCCGATGCCTGATGGAAATTATGTTATGGAAGATGGTTCTAAATTACACGTTATGGGTGGACTTGTAGCGGTATATGAGAAAGCTGAAGAACTACCTGAAGGCGAAACAATCGCACCAGTAGCAGTAGAAGAAGCAGCAACACCTGCAACAGGAGAAATGGAAGTTAAGACTGCACCAAAGCGAGTTATTAAGTCACAAGTTGAGGAGCATATCTTCTCTTTAGAACTTGAAGGATTCGAACCAATAAAGGTAGATTTCAGTTCTATGTTCAAAGCATTAGTAGCAGAGAACAAAGCATTGAAAGACATCAACAAAGAAATGTTTGGGATTGTTAAGGCAATCTCTAACGAACCATCAGTAGCACCAACAGAAAAGGTAAACAAACCATTCTCTGTGAAGGATCAAAGAGCATCTTTCAAAGCTGATATATTACGAATTGAAAAAGAATTAAACAAATAATATTAACTAAATAAATTTAAACAAAATGGCTGGATTTACAGTTTCCGATTTAACAGATTACGTTCGCGAGAATGCGGACAGAATTTTTACAGCAGCAATTACACAAGCTGCAACATTACAGTATCCTGGTATCAATATCATTGCAGGTATCAAGAATGCTGAATCAGTAATGAACTTCACAAATACTGCTCCTTTTCAAGCAGGTGGTGTATGTTCTTTTAACGCATCAGGTTCTTCAGTTTTCTCTGATAGAATTTTGACAGTAACTAAGTTAAAATGGCAAGATACTTTTTGTCCAGAGACATTAGAAAGTAAGTTTTTATCTACGAAATTAATCGCAGGTTCTAATTACGATTCTTTGCCTTTCGAGAAGTTAATCGTTGATCAAGTTGTTCAAAACATTACTTCAGGTATGGAGCAGTTAGTATGGCAAGGTGATACTACTTCAACAGGTAACCAAGTATTGAAGCAAATGGATGGATGGTTGAAAGTAATTGATGCAGCATCTCCAGTATACGCAACAGCAACAGCAGCTATTACAACAGCTAATGTTGTAGCTATCTTTGATGATGTTTACACTAAGATTCCAGTAGCTTTATTGGCAAGACCTGAGTATCCATTAGCAGCATTCTGTGGATGGGATACATTCCGTAAGTTAATCATCGCTCTTAAAGATGCTGATAATTTTAACTTCAATGTAAACACTACAGAAGCATACAAGACTGGTCAGATTACATTACCAGGTAGTGGATTGTCAGTTGTAGCTGTTCATGGTTTAAACACCATTGCAACATCTCAAGCAAAATACAATGATCGTATTGTTTGTACTTATCCTCAGAACATGGTTTATGGAACTGACTTAGCGAACGAATATGAAGAAGCGAAGTTTTGGTATTCAGCAGATGATCAGAATGTAAAAGGGTCTATCAAGTGGAAAGCAGGATGCGAGATTAACTTTGGATCTGAGATTGTTACTTACAAAAATATCTAATTAATCGGGAGAGGGTAACACCTCTCCCTTAAATACTTATAACAAATGCCTTGTATAATAATTAACGGAGTAGAAATAGATTGTGCTGATGCAATCGGTGGCGTGGCTGAGATATATCTCACCGAGTACACCAATGTTCCTCAAGGGAATATCACAGCGACATCAGGAGTTATTACTGCAATGACTTGTTCAAGTGGTAAAAAGTTTTGGACATTCCAATTAGAAAAAGAGAA